ACATCTTCGTAGACTTTGTAAATCTCTAAGTGTCCTGAGACATCTAAAATATCTTTTTTCTTCATAATCTATCTACCTTTTTTAGTCTGTCCGGGGTGTAAATTAGTAATGTTATTTTCATACGATCCTGTATAATGATTGTCCACAGAATTGCTAATGCCTAAGAATCCAATTGACCAGTGAATTACTAAAGAATACTCTGCGGTTTTAACAATTGGAGAAAAGTTTTTATAAGCCATAAGGAGGGGGGAGTCTTGCCCAAATCCTTTAGGGTTTTTAGCAAATAATCCTAGCTCAGTAATGCTTTTGCCGTTTCCACTATTTTCATCTAAAATAATTTCGGACTCAAAAGAGTCTACAAAATACTTAGAAACTTTCCCTTCCGTTACCACTCCAAAATACTGATCTTCTCCACTAAATGTAACTGCGGATAAGGGCGCACTTGTATTTAAAAGCTCCGTATACGTTCTCCCCCCGTCAACCGTTGAAGCATTAAAGCCTCTGTACCTTTTAACCAATGTAAGGTCTGTGTCTACTCCATAGTCACTCCAATCAAACGGGGCACTTAGCTGGTAAAAAGTGGAGGACGCTTCCCTGACGGTGCCGCTCCACCCAATAGTGTCTGTACCTACTTGAAAGTATTTGGGGGCATAGTCTTCCGTGTACTCCGAACCAGCATTCTGTTGAATATCTAAAAAGGAGGAGCCTAATCCTGCCGTGATTAGATTAGCTTTCTCTAACACGGTTTCTTTTGTCCCGTCATTGTAGAGCTTACAAACTGTTATGTGTCCGCTAATCATGTTGAGACCTCAGATCTAATGTCCATTGAATCTTTAGAGTCTGATGATTCTTAAACCCTGCGTTGGACCCAGAGTCGTAAATCGTACAGAGGTTATCAGTAAAAGATTTTTTAGCAAATAATTTAAACTCTTGTTTGGTTACGCCTGTTGTAGGATTAATAAACACATTCCCAGTATCTGACATTTCAAAGAAAGGTGGTTGATTATTTTGGAGTGCTTTAGGACAATCTATTGTCCACAAACCTATTTGATGAAGACCTCCATAATTATTCATTGCCCATACATCAGCAGGAGAAATTTTAGTGGTAATAGTTACGAGAGGGTTTTGAACAAAATCCGTTAATACATTAGGGGTACCTAAGCCTGAGACGGAAGCTCCTCCTAGCGAGGGAGCGGGTTGTGAACCCTGTTGAACTCCATTATACAGAATAGTGTGGAATCCACGATAATCCATATATTGGAGAGAGTTAAATAGACTACGAGAAGTGTTTTTTTCATCATCAAACACAACCATGTTGGCAGAAGCATTTGCTTGGAAGTCCCCTTCATAAGAAGAGACTAGCATAGCACTTGTGTCTCGCGTTGTTGCCCTTGGGAAGACACCTTGGAAATAGCTAGATGCAGCAGTGGGATTAAATTGAATACGGTTCTCAAATTGGCCGAAAGATTGAGTCCCATCCCCACTCACTATCGAATAAGAAGTACTGGCCTCCTCTAGCTTTTGGTCTAGGGGATCGGGATAGGAAGGAAGCCTATAGGGAGGAGTATAAGAAGACAACGATGCTCCGTTGGCAACCCCGATAGTACTACTAGCCCATAAAATTCTCATCACCTTATCCGTGCTGATCTGATCAATGAGAGAGGTGACATTCGCGCTTACACCTTGGCATAAATTATCCGTCTTCATGTACACTTTATCTTTAGGAAAAAAGTACGCATTACCTGAGAATGATCCCCCAGCAGGACCATACGATAACGCCCCCAGCCTCCAGTTGGAGGTGTCCATGACGCGAGGAGCCACCCCCAGAACGCTTGAGGGGGTCGTGAGCATACTCACAATGCTCTCCCCTGCTCCATTGACTACAAGGTTGTCACCCTGTGCCACAAGCGTTTCTGAGCCGTCTGACGCGATGGCAAATACTTCTACCTTACCCCTCATGAATTTGAATATCCTCTAGCTGTTTGTAGGTAGCATCTTCCGTGGTGGGGAACATGCTACTGTTAGAACGGTAATTAAGCCTACTGCCACCGCTGGCTTCCATAGTCCCAGACGTAATAGTGGCATTTCTACTAGCTAATCCCGTACTAATCCCTTTCAGGAATCGGAACACAGCCTTCAAGTCATTAAGATCCAACTGTGCGTCTCCATATTTAGTACGGATTACTGCTTTATTATAGTTAGTTATATCTTTGATCTCGATGTTTTCTATCACTACAAACTTAGATAAGTGTCCCTGTGGAATGAAGATTTCGATAGTATATTTCTGATTGGTCCTATGAAGCTTCTTGGAAATTCCCGACTGGTAAGTGTCACTTAAGCGGATAGTTTTATTGTTTACCGTAGTAAACTTAAACTTATGTTCAGTTAACGTAGCTTCTCCAATGTTGTTGATAGCTTGTGGATCACTTCCTACCATTACGGTTTCAGTAAAGAGAGGTTCCCAACACCTGTAGTCGTAAACATCCTCGGTTAGGGGAGCATTAGCGTTGGAGCCGCCCTCTCCGCTACCGTTAAGGGAGTTTAAAGTGCCTTGAGGGAAGTCTCTAATTTGAGCTTTGTTGGTAGCAATATTGATTCCATTCGGCCCACTAAGGTCCGCCACGTTCAATGGCTCCCACTTGTCTAAGTGTACGTTGCAGTGGTCATAGACACCCTCGGGAACATACGACCACACTTGATCTTGCTCAGGCTGGGTGTGAATCCACATGGACAACGCTTGTCCCCCAATTTCGGCTGAACTCGCATCAATGTTGTGGGCCTTAATAGTTACTTCATACTCATGATCAGGCTCTAAGAAGTTGCGAGACAGATCAGTGCTGTCCGTATTATCAATATTAATTCTCAACCTAGGGAAAGAATTGCTTTGAGTAGAGCGGTGATACTTAAGTATTTGATTATTAATCAGATACTTTGCATACGAGTACTTACTTTGATCATTTCTTGAGTAACGGAAAATAGAGAAAGTAGGGTGCTGCGAGAAAGTATAAGGTGTTGAAGTATCGGTAATCTCAATCGAACTCAGCAGATGTTTATTTCTAAACTCAGGCGCGGTCAGAGGTAAATCTACCGCAGCCGAAGCAGCAGAAGTTCCAAGATTGTTTCCTCCAACCTTACCGTCCATTCCCGAAATACTTAGAACCCCACTTCCACCGTAGTAAGCAACATTAACTTCGTAGGCAGGGGAGCTTGCTGCAAGATACGCACTTGCATCCAACCCAGAGCCATCTGTATCTAAATTAGAGTTATAAATTAAGGGACCGTAAGTATGACTAAAGATATTGGGGCCACCAATTAGGTCATATAAATTAGCTGTTCCATGCCCTCCATACAGGGTCATATAAGTACTAAATAGCTCTTGGACAGGTCTACCAAAAGCAAAGTGTTCATAATAGTTAAGAGAACGGTCAGCGGCTTCCTTATTGATAAGATAGTTTCCTATCGAACGCGGAACATTTAACCCACCATGCTCTGCGTCTTGAGCATACCACGCACTAAAGTCCGAAGGAACCAGCAAATTACTACTGCTAGTTTTAGGAGTCCTCCCAGTAGTTACTGCTTCAAAATATCCCGAAACTATACTGCTGGCTTGGAGATATTTTTCTTGGTCATGAACCTTATTCATAACATATAGAATCTCATTAAGCTGGCCTCGTCTGCCATAAGTATTACAAGACGATGTAGCTACGTTCTGCTTGGCTCTAGAGGCAAAGGTGTTGCTTACAGCGTAGCCGAAAACAGAGCTAGGGGAGGTGAGATTCATACAAACGTCCCACACGGGGTCTAGATTGGAGGTGTCTAAGAGACTACCGATCCCATACTCGTAATCATTTTGTCGAGTAGCTACTTCTTTAAACTTTAATGCTGAGGGCTGGTAACCTAAGGGCAAATACCCGATGGAAGAGGAGTAATAAGGAGAAGATAACTCCAAGCTACCGGGGTTATTTCTTCCCAATCTAGTAAACATCTTGGTCTCTGGGAGAAGGTTGTGGTAGTTTCTCCTACGAAGAGCGTTTCTAGGTACAGCCGTATAGGTTGTTCCAGATAAAAGAACATCATTGATGTTATCTACCTGCGTTCTCTTAAACCTATGTTGAGGAATGCCATTAGCTGTGGCTAATGCTAACATATCAACAGCACACGTTCCAAAGTTAGTAGTTACTGTAGAAGACCCCTCATAAAGATCAGTAAAGTTAGGTCTCCACTCTCGACAATCATTATCAGTTAGTGCATCCAATCCATCAGCAACTGAGGAGATCGTAAGAAATACTTCGGGGATCGCATGGGCTGGGACTACTTGATCAATAACCCTTAGAACCTTAGTAAGTCCGTACTTTCCTGTAGAGTTAAGCTGCTGAGATTGCCAGTCAAATGTACTCGCATCAAACGACATCATAAAGTGGGAAGATTTCCCATTCCACATACTTAATAAGCTAACGGGATCGGGAGTCCTTTCCTTGGTTACATCTCTTAAGATACGCGCATAGTTAGGCGGGTAAGTTTTCTCAGGAGTATAGATGATGAAGTTGTTAAGTACTTTCTTGGCATCTAATGACTCTGCGGTATTAAGAACAAGATAGTTTTTTACCTCTGCTGCGAAGGATTTACTAACGCCGTAACATCTGAGGTAGTACTCGATCCTTTCCAACAGATTCATGCTAATTAAAGTATTAGCATAGTATTGCCTCTTTTCATATGGAGGAACTAAGTAAATCCTCCCCCTGTAATTAAATAAGAAGTTAGGGTCAACTACTAAAGTAAGTAGTTCCGACTCCTCAGTATAGACAGATCCAGTGTAGAAGGTGGGGAAGTTAATCTCACCGGGGTTAGGGGGTGTAGGATTAGGTACAATATTGTAGGCTTCGGTGTAAGGAACTCCGTCCAACATTAATTGCGGAATTGGGAATGGTTTTCCTCCTAGGATAAAGCTGTCTGGAAACTCTCTAACTAGGTCAAATAAAATCTTATCTACTAAGAACTGAATATTCCTATGCATACTATTAGGATCATAATCAGTTACCCCAAACTGTAATGCTAACTCGGGGGTATAAGTATCAAAGTCTTTAAGTGCTGCTGATTCAGTGGCTAAAGTATAGAAGATTAGGTCTGGAATGTAAGATTCCCAAAGTTCGGTAAGGGTATCGGACGTAGTGACATTAAATACACCTGTCGAGAAGAGGGTGTCGAGCATATATTGAATAGCTCGTCTGGTCCCCTTCATCTTGTAGATTTGAACTGCGTTTCGTAGTTGGACACGCCACTTATCAAAGTCTGAGCCGATAAACTTCCAACCAATAAGCTCACCTAATAGCTCTAAGAACTCTTGGGGACATTTACCAATGTCATATAAAGTATTAAGCTCTGCTTGCTCCCCTACTCCATCGGCCATGCTAAAAGCCATAGCCTCTAGGAATCGAGAGAGAGGCCCCGCTTCTACAGTATCATCTATAAGTGCCCCCTCTACAGTTGGGCTAGAGGTCGTAAAGTAAGTAGTAAAAGCAGTCTCTACTTTCGAGTCAGTAGAGTTTAAAAACTCTGGTGAGTACACCACTGAGTTGAGAGTTTTGAGACGATCTAATAGCTGAGTACCACTTACATAGGTATTTGAACTTACCCCAAGAGAAGAAACATAATCTACGGGGACAATCTTATCCGTTAACCCCCACGTTTCTTGATTCTTCCATAAGTGTTCTTCAAAAATATCTAAAGAATCGGCTAAGACTAGGGGTCTTCCTTTCCAAATAGTATCCGTGAGAAGTTGGGGAAGGAGGGTGGAGCAGTCGAAGTTATCCCCAGACCTGTTAAGAAAATAAACCCATCCTAAATTATTAGCCAGATAGGTATAAGTAGAGGACGAATCGGTTGCGTAAGCGTTATTTGTTAAACTCGCTAGGTCATCCGTACTATGGTGCCCAGCATGTATGGAGGGGATTTTAGGAAGCAGTGTACCACTTACAAAGTCTACAAACGCTGCGCTAGTTCTGTAACTATTAAGAGAATAGCCTAAGGGGAATAAAATATTTCTATTAAAATCGTCTGCGTCAATTTGTGCAGGAGGGGTATCTTTATAGAAATAAGGTGCTAACCCTTCAGGACTATTGAGAGATGAGAAATAAACACTATCAGCAATACTGGAAAGAGGAAACGTGGTCTGCTGATTTTTTACCGCAAGAATATGAGAATTAATTAACTGATTAGGGAACGATACCTGCGTTCCACTAATTGTCGCCTCATCGGAAAAGTAGAACTTAGGTATAACCTGACGGATAGCCTCTAAGTAGTTCCTTTTAAAATACTTCTGGCTATCAGCCGAATTCTCTACGTTATCTTTCGCAGAGACTACCGCTACAACTTCGGGGGTTATTTGGTTAAGGCTATTCCACTTTCCCTTTTTTACATATCTGCGTGACATTAAATTAGAACAGTATTAATTGTAAAGTTATTGAGTTGAATAATTTCGTTGAATTCAACATTGGTAATCTCTGGTAAATTATCAATAGTAGAATACCTTACGTTAGGCAACCTGAAGATCTCTCGATTAAGTTCTGTAGTAACAAAGGGTTTTCCAAAATCAGAATTGTCAATATTAAAGTGATCTAAAATAACTTGCACCACCTCTTGTTCAATTTGAGTTTCGAAAGTCTCTAATTCTCTATCAATTCTAATAGTAACAACCACATCCAAAGTTCTGATTAGTCCGTCCACCACAACTACTTCATCTGTGAGCATTTTCTTAGGCTCAATCTCTTCTAATAGCTCTTTCTTAAAAGTAGTTGAAGCTTTTTGCAACCTTAAATCATCCTGTTTTTCTAGTGTGTATACATCAATAATGTTACCCGAAGAGTAAGCGTCTCTTACAGCAGCGGTAGTTTTGCCGACTGTGCCCTGCTTGCTTCTAAAGGTATTACCAATAGCAATAAAGTCTTCTAGAGTCACTACTCTATCTTGCCTTTTAAATGTATAGGGGGCATATTTTTTAGCATGTTCTGCCGTCTCAGCAGCTTGACCCCCCGTGGCGGGAGTATTGTTCTCGGTCACTGCAATATGGTTGGCAGGAGTAGGCGTAGCAGAGTCTTGAGCGGTGGTCTGCACATTAATCATACCTGTTCCGATGTTTCCTCGACTACCTCCTCCAACTCGATAAGTAACCGTAAACTCTGCTCCAGCAGGAGGGGATATACCTAAAGCGTTATCCCCAAACAACACTGTACCCGCATAGTTATCATCGTTAATAACTTGGAATATTTTGTCGGTTGCTCCCGAAGCCGAATAAAGCCTATCCACTTGTTGATAAGCTCCATTTGCCGCATCATCTTGGTTGCTAGTCTTAACCCATACCTGCACCGACCCATCAACAATAGGAGAGTCGGTAAGAGTTATTCTTTTATTTCCTTCTAAGGTATCGAACTCTCCCTTTTGAACACTTAAAGCCCCTTCTAGTAAGGCTACATTAGTGTATACACTGCTCAGAGAATTATCAGCCTCGCTTCCCTGCAACACGATATTCCCGTCAACATTTTGCATATTTTGAATTGCATTATCTACAATCTTATACAAGGTGTAATTAACAGGCGCACCATCCTCCTTAGAGGTAATAGCGAATACGCGCTGTTGAGGGGTATACACTAAAGGAAAGTCCCCCTCTGGTGGAACAGTTTCGAAAGTAAGTTTTGCATTAGCCCCAGCCGCTAATGGGCCTCTCATATCCACTCCAATTAATTCTAATAACTTTTGAAGATTGTCTCTAGTTTTAACAGTTCTTAAATAGTTTTCATTAGCCAACATGTCCCCCTTAAGAGACATGACTGAACCCATATACGCAACCACTTCAATAAGCATCATGCCTAAATCCGACTCGGAGAAGTTCTGATAATCGAGAGGGTATACAGCTTTGATATAGTCTGTTAAGTCTTGTCTAATACTGTAGAAGTCGGTTCCACCGTAATCAATATACTCTTGCTTTTTTCTATCGGGGATAGAAGCCAGCTTCATAAAATCTGTCTGCGTTGTTCCTGAAAATACCATTATGCTAAATTAACCTCTACATCGAATATGTCTAAAGAGCTATCCAATAACTGCAAGGTCAGTCGAACCACAAGCTGGTTTCGGTTAGCTTCAATTGCCGTTGAGAAAACACTTAAGGAGATGACATTCACAATACTAAAATAAGTATTAAGAGTTTGAAGAATATCATTTTTTACTAAGAAATAAGTAGTCTCATCTAAAGGCTCAAATACATATTTTTGCAAAGAGAGCCCATAGTTAGGGAGCATTACTCTCTCCCCTTTTTCACACAACAAGAGTTGTCGTAAATTATTTCTAATTAAAGATACCCCATACGCTGGGCTGAAGTAGCTTCCTTCGGTCGCATTGTTCTGAAGAGCGGGAGGTGCCCCTGTGACCGTCTTAAACGATCCTGTGAGAGGGTAGACGAATCCCGCTCTACGCTTATACTTCGAAGAAGTACTGCGCTTAACAGATAAACTTACGTCTGCTCCATAGGAGTTATGTGTGGTCGTGGTTGCCATAATTAATACGGATAAGTCCTAATAGTGGTGAAGAAACCTTTCTGGGCATTATAATTTCTGAGTGCTTCGGATTCAGAGAGTGCCCTGTTATATAGCTTTAGACTTCCAATAAATCCGTGCAGCCCACTTTTTTTACCACCCCATTTTCCGCCCATGAAATTCATCCCTTCAATAGAGTTCCCCGAACCCCCTTGCGGATACATGCCATCAGTGTAACCTCCCCCAATAATCCAAGGAGTAAGCGACATGTTAGTGGGAGATCCTTCGGGGACAGGACCATTCCAATACCAGAAGTCTCGATAGCCTAAGCTATTGGGAGGGAATAGGGGCGCGTTGGGAGGCAGATCTCCCTCATACTGAGGGTCGTAGCTAAACGAGCGAGTGTCGGTCATAGAGGGGATCTGAGGAGCCCCCTCTCTTCCGAAGGTTGCCCCTACCGATTGCTCCTTAACCTTTTCTCCATTAAGGTAAATACTAACTTTATCCTCGCCATAGTCTACAGCGACAGTCGTGTGAACAAACATAGAGGAACAATCATTAAAGCTATGCCCTCCTGCGGTAGTAGTTGAAGTATCTACGGCAATTCCATAAAATCCACTAGGAGGAACTGCATCTTGAGGACAATATCCAATATCTCCCGAAGCAGCTACAAAGGTAACGCCACTGCTGTTAATAGACTGCGTAGGGCTCATATGGAATACAAGGCCCTCTGTAATGTTATTGTCCGCAGGGAGGTTGCTGGGCGCAGCCCCCTTCGTAATTCTCCGATCTCGGGTGAAGCCCATGAGCATACCTCGAACCACATCTGATCCAAAGGTTGGACCCACACTCCATGAATCTAATTCAGTAGAATTTGTCCCCCCACGATTTTCACAGCCTATAACCACACGGTGAAGTGCAGATAAAGATTGGTCTCCTGCCCAGCCCAAACCATTAGCTTCGTCTAGGTCAGGAATATGGGTCCAGAAATCAAAACTAGCTCCATTGTTATTATACAACAAACTATCAATGTCTGACCACCCACTATCAATTCTGCCGTAACCGTAGGGTCTATATGCAGAGTTTTGGTATCGAGGCTCTTCGTCGTAATAAACAGACTTCGGGTTTCCATCCGTTCCCCCAAAGAAGTTACACACTCCTCGGAAATAAGGAACACCAATCCCAGACGGGAACATACTATCAATAGAAGACGCAACTAATTGAGCAGCCATTTCGGAAGCCCCACCGCTAGTAGCGCAGTTAATAGCTAAATACTTGCTCGAATCAGGTTTGACGATATCCGCGTCCAGAAAGTTGTAAATACTTACTAAGCCGTTTGTGGTAACCTCATCCGTGAGGGAGAGAACCGTACCGCTCGTTCCGCTAACGGGGAAGTCTGAAGTAATGATCTGCCCCACCCCCACATTAGGCACCATTAAATCTTCAACAGTAAACTCATCTTGAGGAATCTCACTCTTAATATACTCAGGACAAAGGGGGAGGACAATTCCTGACACTTCTCCCGGATTAAAAATAAGATTATCTTGTTTAGACTTCTCAATAGCCAATAATCCGGCATCAAGATCCTGAAAATTATTGATAGGAATATGACCTTTTACTGCGGGTGCGTCATCGGGAGCTAAGATAACATGAACTTCAATCTGCTTCTTACGTTTATTAATTTTGGAATCGTGGGTAGCAATCTTAGAGTATAGGATCTGGCGTTGATTAATTAGGAGGGCACTATCCTCAGCATATCCTTGATTTTGAAGGTCCGTAATGTAAGAAGAGCTATCATAAATCTCGCGGTTGCGTTGGTCCAACAACACTTGCAAGAAGTGATCGTCATCGTAAAACTCTTGCATGGTAGGGCTTTCATCAATATGATCTATATCAAACGCAGTATTAGCCCAGCGGTTAAAAGTAGCCCACGAAACTTGAGTACCTTTACCTCCTAAATTGGGGTTATATTTAAATAGATACTCCAGCGATTTCTCAGGAACTCCAGTTCCCGGAATGGGATTACCTTCATCATCATAATAAACGGCATTGACAATATTAGTAATACATCCAGAGTAATCTAAGCCGCCACCGTATGCATCATAATAAATACCCGTTCTAGAGAATAAGAATTGTCCTTTGGTGGATAGGGGGGCACCTAGATCGCTCACCTCGGCAGAGAGAACATCTGTAAATGGATCAAACGCTTCTCCTGAGAGGCTGGGAGGAACGATAGGGAATCCATCTGCTCCTGCTTCTGCGTCTACTAACTGGAAGCTGGTCCCCTGCCCCCCATTTGCACAGTCTAATGCCTCTCCTAAAGTCTCAGGGTTGTCACAACTACTGGGAAGGGTGGGATCAAAATTAGGGTTAGGCATGTTCTTCCAGAACACGGGCTCAGGATTGTTAGCAGGATCTTCTAAACGAGCCTTTTGAATTTCCGCAATGGCTTGTTGCTGTTTATCCGCTTGAGTAACAAAAGAAGCAGCCGATTCCAAGGAGGCTTTGTTTTGTTCATAAACTAGACTTGCAGCTTCAGAAGGGGGAGGAGCGGGGAAAGAATCAATTACATTCCCTGCTGCGTCTGTCATGTTGAAGCCTACAAGCTGGTCAGCAATAGCCGAGGGGCCTTTTTGAAGCCCTTGGAAAGACTTCATTTTGTCAATACAGTTCTTTATAAGGTCAATTTGTTCGCCTACATTTTCGCCAATAACCCAAGCTTCTGCTCCGAACCCTAAGATAGTCCCCAAGCCTGTGAGGTCTCCTAAGCCTCCTAGAAGATCGTTTTCTACTCCCAAGTTAGAAGAACTAGAGACAAAAACAAACCTACCCAAAGTAGTATCGTATTCTACGATCCCCGTATCAAGAAATACTTTTCGCATAATATCCTTGAATACAGAATCAGCTAGAGCCTTACCTTCTCCGATACCATTACTCATACCACTAAGAATGGAAGATGGGAAGGCGTTAAGAACATCTTTCGTGAAATCCATCATGCACTGAGGAACTCCAAACTGCGACCCCATTGCATCTAAAATGGGGGTCGGAGAAGATGAGATAATCGCTGCTGCTTTGGAGAAATCGAATGTTGCCATATCTTATATAGGGTTAGGGGGCTGGGGCATCATAGCCCGTAGTCTGGTTGAGGTGAATATTAGGATTACCTTTAATTTGTACTTCCTTACCATTCATATGTACTAGCTCTGAGCCATTAATATCTACTTGAGGTGCGGTAATTTCTACTTCAGTTTCACTTTGGAGGGTGATCTTTCCTCTGGCTACAATATCTACCGAACCGCCAGACTCTACTATTACCCTAGAATGCGGCCCCGGAGTATTTACAAAGACCACGGAATCTTGTCCCTCGGCCTTGAGAGAGATATTATTATGATGAGAAAGAAGTTGGATGCACCCTGTAGTCTCATTTCCAAAAACTCCTGCTCTAGTGGCGAAGTACCCTCCAGTTCCGGGATCTCCTAAGCCGTTGGCAGGTTCGCCTGTATTGGGATCAAGGCGACCATCAGAATTGGTTCCTGTGTCAGGTCCATAGGCATTTTTTCCTGTAGCCTTATTTTCAATTTCTACATTTAACCCCTCTTCCACCCAAATATGGAAGCGATTCATGAGCGTATACATATTCACAGGCCCATGAGTTCTCATGTGGTACTCCCCCTCTGCAAAAGGGCTTTGCTCGCTGAGTCCTGTACTCCAGATAAAGAAGTCCTTTCCTCTGTGTTCATTAGTCATGACAATTCCATCCACGATGGGACTGTCTACTGCTTCAATTCTTTTTCCCCCACCACTCATAATACCAATTCGGTAGTCTTGGAAGGGGAGATCCGCTTTTTCTGAGTTATTATACCTACTAGCTACTTTAAAAGCGTCTCCTCGGTGATTAGTTATGCCGATAGCTTCGGGAGTGATCCCCTTGCCATCATACATGTCCTTAAATCTTTCGGGCCATGTTCCGTAGTCTGGGGGAGTTATCTCAGCGACCTCTCCGTCTTTAGTTGTAGGCCCCTTTAATCCTTTAGTACTCTTATCAAGGAAGGTGTTCCT